CCACCGCACCCGCCTGCTGGAAAATCGCGCGCCGCCGGTTCTGATGAAGTTCGATGACGGTGTTTAGCTTCCAACCCTGCGCGCCGAGATTATTGTAAAGCGCCTCGAGGTCAGCGGCCGACATGCCGGTCGTGCCCTCGATGACGTGGTAGTCGACGACGGCCATCTCACCAGTTCGTCGCCGTCAGCCACGCCGCGCCAGAGCTCGAGCGCACTGCCCAGGCGATCGGCAACTTGACCAGGATGGCGACGCAATCCGTCTGCCAGAGCGACTTTGTCGGCGGCGAGCCGTCGGGGGCGCTGTCCATCTGCAGGGCAGCCTCGTTGACGGTCGCGTTGATGAGTGGCTGATCGCCATATGCCGAGGCGATGTTGTTGGGCGCTACCGCCAGCATGATCATGGTGCCGCGCAGCGCCAGGCTGCCGAAAAACGTCAGCGGCCGCAGCCCGTGCTGGCTGCGCAGATCCGCGATCGTAGACCGGGTCGTGCTGCCGACGAAGAACGGGTTACCCATCGACACCGGCGCGACCGCCCGGTGCAAGGTTTCGATGTCGGTCATCAGCGCGGCCACCGGATCGGGGGCGGTCGACGCGGTCGAGGCCGCCACGCCATAGCGCAGGCCAGCGGGCCGCGAGCTATCCGCCGGCTGGTCGTCGAGCAGCGCCTTGTCGAGCGCCAGGCCAACCGAGCGAATGAGCGCGTCGAGCATCAGCGCTTCGATATTGGAGCTGCGCACCATCTCCGTGGTCAGCACCACGATGGCGGCGAGCTTTTTCGGCGTCAGCGTAACGAGCGGCTCGACGTGGCCTTGCTGCACCGGGATCGGGGCGCCCTCCGCGACGAAGGACGCATAGGCGGAATTGCCGAGGATAGTCGGGACCGAGATGGCGCCGGCGCCGTCGAAGGCGAGCTGTAAGCCCTGCTCAAAGATGCTGGCCGCGGCCGATCGTGACGCCAATGTGGCGACGAAATCCGGCATCACCGTCTGCACCAGCGCCGGGATCGTCGCCATGCTCGCCGGCGAGCTCGGCGAGCGCAGAAGCCACGGCACGATGCTGTCCGCGCTCCATTCGCGGCGGGCGACGTCCTCCGGCCGCGTCCGATCATAGGCGCTGATCGCGGCCGCGCAGCACGCCCGCACCAGGCTCGTCACCGACGGCAAGATTCCGGAGGGGCGCCCCACGCGTTGCGGCGTCGGAGGGCGGGGGCGCCCCAGCGGGCTTTGGAAGCCCGCTACCAGCTTTGCGCTGGTGTTCATGTTTGTCCCTGCAGATCGATATCGGGTTCAACGCCGGCGGCGCGTTGACCTGATGCGCAGTGATTGCGTATATTTGCGGCCTTCACATCACCCTCGGAGAAGTCCAATGACTCACATCGATCAAGGCGTCCAAGGCGCCAAGCGCGCGACCTGGCGCGAAGCCAATCCGCGCAGCCGGCTCATGAAGATCATCGCCGACAACGATGATGCCGAAGAACGCATCTGGCGCGAAGAGTTCTGGGAGGAGGTTAAGAGAGATCGCAGCGACAAGGGCATGCTCCGCGCCTGTATCGAATACTGGCTCGATCACACCATCCTGGCATTGACCGGCAAGGGCAACCGCAAGAAACGCAGCAAGGCCGCGCGTGAGCAGCTCAATGCCGACGTCGAAACCATCAAGGAGCAAATCCGGACCAGTCTCATGTTTTTAAGCCTGGTGTGCCCGAACGGAAAACAGTTGCGGCATTGCACTGGCGCCGATTGCAAGAAGTTTGGCGGCTGGTATCTGACCCTCGCCGGCAGCGTCCCGGCCAAGAAGCGCGTCGGTGATGTGCTCACCGAAAAGCAGGTTGGCGAGATCTGGGCGTCCACGCATTAATGCGATTTACAAGGACTGGGACGAGCCGCGGTCATAATTGCTACTCATCCGCTGTGGTGAGAGTGATCCTATCGTGAGGTAGGATTTCCCGTAGGCTCGTCCCCTTTTTATGCTCGTTCAACGCAACTGCATCGTGTGCGGTGTCCTGTTCGAAGGACAAGGAAACCGCTTTACTTGCTCGTCTGCTCACAGTGCCAAAGCCTACCAAGAAAAGAAGCGGCGACACTACCGGGCAAAGAGCGTGCGTCACAACGCGAGAAAAAGAGCCGAGCGACTAATATTTCCGTTTACTTGCGTCGTATGCGGCAAACCAATTGCGCGCAAGCAAGCTTTCCGAATTTGTTCTGATGAATGCAAGCAACAGCGTGCAATCGATCTTGGTCATAGAAAGCCGCCGCTTCCAAAAACCTGCAAAAAGTGTGGCAAGCAATTCGTCGCGCCCGGTCGCGGATATTATTGCAGCGACGAATGCCGGCCGCCTAAGCCGATTCGAATTCCACGACCGCGGCTGACCCACCTAACCGCCGAACAGAAAAGACAACGCGAGGCAGACTACAAGCACGCAATCTGGCTCAAACAAAAAGCAGCTCGGCAAATAATTCAGCCCTACTTAGATTTTATCGACCCGATCAAATTCTGCGCTCATTGCGGCGAAACCATTCCGCGGCGATCACGAAGGATAAAATACTGCAACGAAGGTTGTCAGAGAAAACATCGTCGCCATCGCCGACTTCGAAGCAAGCCACCGCAACTGCCGCGATTCTGCCTGCAATGTTCTAAGCCATTGGTAGCTAGAAGACGGCTGTTCTGTTCGCTCGAGCATAATCGACAATATCGTTATCAGCCAAGGCCACGTCGGCGTCGAGAAGTTGACCTCGCATCACTACGAGAACAATTCCAAAATGCGCCTCCGCTCCGACTGCGTGGCGGAAATCGGCGCTACAGCTCGCTACGACCAAAAACCGGAGGCACTTCGACGCTTTATCTGTTACGGCGACTAAGGCGAGACGGACATCAACACCTCATCGAAGCGGTGCTAAACGGCAAGCTTTCGGCCTTCGCAGCGGCTTTCAACATCGGATACGTCAAAAAATATCCTCGCCACTACGTCAAAAAACTGCGCCAGCCAAAACCGCCTCCACCAGAAAAAGTCAGGCGACCGTGCATCACATGCTTTCAAGACATTACCGGCCGCGGATTGCGGTATTGTTCCGACATGTGCATCCAACAGAAAAAAAGTTCAAATAGAGAGCGTCGCGGACATGATACAAAAGAAATGAAGGCAAAACGCTCGGCTAAGATCGAGGCCGAAGTCCGCGCCGCGCTCGATATGATCAAGGAACTCAAAGATGACCGCTCTGCAATATCGCAATTTATTAAAGCAGTTGGGTTTGACCCAGGCTCGAGCGGCGAAACTTCTGGGAGTGTCGATCCGAACTAGCCACGGCTACGCAAACGGGGCAACCATTCCGGAACCGTCAGCGCGTTTCTTGCTCACACTGCTCAACGACCTGCAGGCTAAATCTCATCTTACCCGATCAGGGCGCGTACATCGATTTCCGGCTCAGCCTTGAGCAGCGCTAAGCTAAACGCCATCGCCAGCGCGACTAAGCCATCAATGCGCCCGACTGACTTCGATTTGTCGAGCTTCCTCGAGCCGGCTGGGTCCTTCACCACGACAGCGTTATAGGCGTTCCAGGTGAGCACACCGTGATTACCGTGCCGGATGCGTTTTTGCACGACTAAGCGCTCGAGGATGTCGACCGCCGGCGACATGTCCTTGTAGCCCTGGCCGTGCTCGACGAGCTGCACCGGGCAAGAGATCGCATTCATCTCGCGCTTTAGATCCGCGATGCGCCAGCGATCAAAGGCAAGACCAAGAACTCGATAGCGGCCGTTCAATTCCGCAATCTTGCGCGCGATCACCGCGGGATCGGTCGACTCGCCGATCGGCGTGAGCAAACCTTTCCTTGCCCACACGTCATAGGGCACGCGATCGGCGTCGGTGCGCGCCTGCACGTCGCCAGGTAACCAGTAGAACGGGATGACGTGAAAGTTCTGATCGTAATCCTTGTGAACCATCACCAGCGCGCTCATGTCGCGCGTCGATCCCAAATCGAGCGCGAGATGCACCTTCGCCCCATCCGGGATCTCTGGCTTGGCACCACACGCCTTCCACGCAGCTCGCTCCATGAAGCGAACCTCGGCGGCCACGCGTTGGTTCAAGATGAGGTTTCGGAAGGCGTTCTCGAGTGAAGGTAGCTTCTGCGCCTGTTGCGCCTGGCGCTCGATGTCCTCAGTCGAGCGGAAAATTCCCATCGCCGGATTCGCTTTCCTCCACGTCTCAGATGACCAAGGATCATCATCAAGCGACGACGTGTAGAGCGATAGGTGAAAAGTCGGATCGGTGATCTCGCGATTCTTCACCCGGATTCCGTAGTCGACAAGCTGCGACATGGGCGCAATATCTTCCGCCGCCTGAGTCGAGATGATTAGCATCAAGGGATTCACTCGCGATCCCATCGCCGAGTTCATGGCGTCGAAGAGAGATCGGTCGTCGGCACTGCCCAACTCGTCGTAAATAACAAAGCTCGGAGATAAACCGAACTTCGTTTTAGCCTCCCTCGAGAGCGCCACGTAGACGCTGTCCGTTTCAAGATCGATGATCGTTTTCGAGTGCTGTAAAATGTTACAGCGCGCGCGTAGGTACTCGTGCCCTTTAATCAGCGCGCACATCTCCTGAAAAATTTTGCTGGCCTGCGCGCGATCGTTTGCGCAACTGTAAACCTCACCCCGCGGCTCTACCTCCGGCCCACACAAATGCGCCAGCGCCAAGCCGGCCGCCAACTGCGTGTTGTGAGTAGGAACGCAACCATGGCCAACAAGGAACAGTTTGTTCGGCGCGGCAACTTGAATGCAAACCGTCGGCACCGAAGCAACTTCATCGCACGCAGTAATCGCCAAACTCCGACTGCGTTTTCCGATCTTGTCTGGTAGTAGGCTTTGCTTGCGAGCTAGACGAAAAATCGGCTCTGACTTGCTGGCGGTAAAGCTGACTTCATAACGCGGACCCGTAATCTTACCCTCGTATTTGGCAATCCCTTGCCGCTTTGTCGCTTTTAATCCAAGTGATCGTGCAAGCCGCCAAACACCGTCGACCAGAGCTTTAGTCGTGGTTGTGAAGCTCGCACGCGCAGTCGTATGACCAGCATGCTTGTGCACTGTCCCATCAGTGTCCATCAATCCTTGCAATAGCGCCCAACGCTGCTCTGTGCCTGCATCGAAATACTGTTGTGGAATGTGCTTGTCGACAAGAACACCAAGCCGCCTGAGCGATGCCTGCAAGCCCGTGCCGGTCGCCCAAAACATCACCGTATTGCCGTAGCTGCGAGTGACCCGGCCGCCGCCAACCGCCGCCAACATCTGCGGAAAATCCTCTTCTCGCATAGTGAACTCAGCGCGATTGCGACTGCCATTGCCCAGCCACACCCCAAGCACGTAAGGATCAATCGCGAGCCCTCCGCAAATATTCTGGATTGCTAACCCGCATTCGATTTTGTGGTTGTGCTCGCGCTTGCCATCGGGGCGCGCGATCATCAAGGAGTTCGCAATGTACGGCGTAGTTACGACGCCGGTCTTCCAACGCCCTTCACGATGCCGCGTTAACCATTGATGCTGCTCGTCGGCAACGATCTCGCTGCCATCCGAAAACGTCAGCCGCCAACAGCGAAGGCCGATGTGAACAGGCGAAACATACTCGACGCGGGTCGGCTTACCATCACTACCAAAAACGTAATCGCCAACACGCAGATCGCCCATCTTGCGCCAACCGCCGAGCGTTGAAACAGGCGTGTCAATGTGAAGTCCCTTGCCGTTCTTGCGCCCGACCGACAGCACTGCTGTCCTAACGGGACGCCGGCCGTCCTCCACTGTCCTATAGACTTTCTCAACGAACTCCCTCTGAAACGGGCGCAACTCTAGCTTGTTCCCAACTAACTTCCCGGAACTTATGGTCAAATCTTCCAAAAACGCGCAAATGGCCCCAGAACGGGTCAAATCCGGTTTTTGCCACGGGAAAATCGTCGTTTCGAGGCGTTTCAAGACCTCCTGACGACGCTTTAGGGATTCAACTGCCCAGGAAGCTAGCGCCATTTGCGCCTCAATTGGGGAAAACGACAGGAAACTCGCTCACTCGCTCACGTTCTTTAGGATTTCCACCTAATGCCCTGCAA